TGAATGGCTCATGGTCGACTCGTGCGTGATTGACCGGCCCGAAAGGTCCATGAACTGGAACCCGCAGACCGGCCACGACGAGCCGGCCATGTCCCGCGTGTACGAAGGCAAGTGCCGGCTCCGGCAGCAGACCTCGTACGGCACCGCGCCGACCACAGGTGGGCACACGTACGAACTGCAGCAGACCGAGCTGCACATCCCCCGCGGCGCATCATACGAGCCGCATGTCGGCGACGTCGCCACCGTGACCGGCTACGCGTACCCGTTCCGTGTGCGCGGCCTCATCAACCAGACGCACCGGACTGCGACGCGGATGCTCGTTGACGCGGAGACTGACTGATGCCCGCCGACGTGACACAGCTCCGCGCGCTCGCCGCCGACTTCGCCTCCGCCCAGGAGGCTGGCTCTGCGGTGCAGGTCGGCGTCCGTAATGCCCTGGACTCGGCGAAAGAGCGGGCGCGACAGGACTACCGGGCGTTCCCGAACAAAGGTATCGCCAAGGTTGGGGATACCTTCTCGTATGACACGAAGCCGTCCGGCGCTGTCGTCCGGGCTGAGTTCGGCCCGTCTAAGCCCCGCGGCGCGCTCGCCAACATCGCGATCTGGGGCACGCCGAAAGGTGGCGGCGGCATGCCGCACCCAGCCGACTACATGGACGACAAGGTGACCGACGAGATCGCCTCCACCCTCGACGAGATACTGGACAAGCTGTCATGATCAAGATCGGCCCATTCGTGAAGGCCCTGGAGAGGGCGTGCCGGGACCGCTGTAAATACGATGTGTACCTCGGCGAGGTGACGAAGGCTAGGCCGAACGTCCCGTACGTGCTCGTGAAGCTGCCCGCCGCGGGCGCAGGCAAGTCCGGCACGCTCGGCAACGTCGCGGACGAGATCAGCTTCCTGCAGCCGCTCACCGTGGTCGCTTCCACCGCAGACCGGCTCCTGACCGTGACAGATGACGTCCGCGGGGTCCTCGACGGCTACGAACTGAAGGTCGACGGCTGCCACGTGGAACCGCTGCGCTTGTCATACTCGTCCGGGCTGCTTCGCGACGACCAAGTGGACATTCCCGCCTACGGGCACCTGTTCTACTCGGTAGACATGTGGCAGGTCACGGCATTCAAAAGATTCGCCTGAGTTAAACTGACCTAGAAACGTACGTTGTCCGGCGCTGACGCGGCGTCGGAGAGAGGAGAAAGCCGATATGGCTTCGTCAATCCGGACGCTCGGCGACGGCCGCATCACGCTCGTCGCCCTGGGCACCGACTCCGCCCCGGTCGCGAACAGGAAGGCGCCGACCGCGGACGAGCTGAACAAGGGCATCCACTTCGAGATGGCCGTCATGAAGTCCGACTACAAGCTCGGATCGAAGGGCAGCACCAGTGTCGAGGAGCCCGTCCTCGGTGCCGCCGGAAAGGGGACCGTCCCCGGGCCGGCCGAGTACGAGGGGCAGGTCAGCGTGTACTGGTTCTTCGACGACAACGGCCAGAAGGTCCAGGGTGGCGACAACGCCGTCTGGGAGCTGCTGAAGCAGACTGGCCGTGAGTTCGAGCTGTACGAGCGCGAAGGTAAGAAGCCTGAGGAGCCGTTCGCCAATGGTGACGACGTTGACTGGTACCACGTCGCCCCCGGCCAGCCGCAGAAGCCGGACGACAGGACCACGTACACGAAGCGGACCGTGTCCCTGTTCGTCTCCGACGCGCTGGAGAACGAGATCACCGTCGGCGGAGGCAAGGTTCAGGCCGCGCCCACGATCACGTCGATTGACCCGTCCGGGAAGAAGGCCGGTGACACCGTCCTGATCTCCGGCACGAACTTCGTCGGCGTCACCTCCGTCACCTGCACCGCGAACGGGAAGACCACCCCTGTCGCCTCCTACCGCGTGCTGTCCCAGACTGCCATCAGCGCGGTCCTCCCGGTTGGCGTTCAGACCGGCAACTTCATCGTTACGAACGCGGTCGGACCTTCCTCCGGCAAGTCCTACACGGTCGGCGCCTGACATACGCCGCCCTGTACACTGGGCCTGTTGCCCCCGCTGCCATGTGCGGTCTCTGGCGGCGGGGGCAACACCGCACACAGACCGCTTGAGACCGCAGACAGGGGAGCGCCGATGGGCGACCGTGTTGATGTCACCGCCGACGAGTTCGAGGACCGCACTGACGGTGCGGACGCGCCGGAGAAGTTTGATTTCGCCGCATGGATGGCCGGGTTTCAGCCGACCAGGAAGTCGTGCATGCTGTACGGGCGGACCGACTTGCTCGCCGTGATTGACCGGCTGGACGAGGAGGCCCGCCTGCCCGGCCTGTCCGACGGCCGCAAGAAGGAGCTCCTCGACAAAGCCAACGCGACGCTTGCCGAACTGAAAGGGTCGGCCGTCGAGTTCGTCGTGCAGACGATGTCCGTGTATGCGCAGAAGGAGCTCATGGAGTCGCTCGGCCACCACACGAAGGATGACCCTGTCACCCATGAGATGGAGTGCGCGTTCATCGCCGCGCACATTGTGGAACCGACCGGTGTGACCGGCGAGGACATCGCCGGCCTGTATCAGGCGTCGCCGCAGCAGGTTGAGAAGTTGTCCCGCTGCATCCGCGCTGTCGACACGGAAAGCCCGACCATCACGGCCCCTTTCTCGTCCAGGTCCTGACCGCCCCGAACGGGGCCTGGCTGCGGTCCATGGTGAAAGCTGCCATGGGCTGGGGGCGCCCCCCGACGGGGATTCTGCGCCGGTCCGGGGAGTGGGTCGCCCAGGACTATGACCTGGCGAACGCCTACTCCCTGTACGAGTCGTCCCTTTGCCCGTGCGGGTGCGGATACCCGCGCGACGTCGCTTGGGATGAGTTCATGGACGGATGGTTCGAGGCGCGCGAAGTGGTCTGCTATGCGAAGGCCGCCCGCGAACGGTGGGAGAAAGACCATTCGGAGCGTAACAAGCACGGCGACTTAATCTCTCCTCCGAAGGAAGGCTCACTCCTGTACGTAGCGGACGCCAAGGTAGAATCCGAACAGGAGTGAGGAGTTGCTGTGGCAGATAGAACCGTAGTTGTCAAGCTGACCGCCGACGCATCCGGGGTGAAAGCCGGCATGCAGGAGGCGTCGTCTGCGACCAAGGGGGCCGCGGATGCAATGTCGCAGGCGGGCCAGGCCGCGCAGGGCGCCGGCGATCAGATGGGCAACGCCGGCGAGCGCGGCAAAACTGGACTCGCCGGCCTCGCCGATTCCGCGCGCCAGAACGGCGCGGCTTGGACCACGGTCGGCACGGCAGTCGCCGGCGTAGGCGCGGGTCTGCTCGGTTTCGCTGGCATGGCCGGGAAGATGTCCGCGGACTTCGATGCGTCCATGTCGTCCGTGCAGGCGGCCACGCACTCGTCCGCGGATGAGATGTCGCAGCTGCGAGAGGCTGCGATCCAGGCTGGCGCGGACACTGCGTTCTCTGCGACGGAGGCGGCGTCCGGCATCGAAGAGCTCGCCAAAGCTGGCGTTTCCACGAAGGATATCCTCGCGGGCGGTCTTTCGGGCGCCCTCGACCTGGCCGCTGCGGGCGAGATCAGCGTGTCCGAGGCAGCGGAAACCGCGGCCACGGCCATGGTTCAGTTCAACCTTAGCGGCGATAAGGTGACGCACGTCGCTGACCTGCTCGCCGCTGGAGCCGGCAAGGCGCAGGGCGGCGTGCACGACATGGCGTACGCCCTGAAGCAATCCGGCTTGGTCGCCTCCCAGGCGGGGCTCAGCATCGAGGAAACGACCGGCTCGATCGCTGCTTTTGCGTCCGCCGGCTTGATCGGCCAGGACGCGGGTACGTCCTTCAAGACGATGCTCCAGCGCCTGGAAAACCCGTCCAAGGGTGCGAAGAACGCAATGGATGACCTCGGCATCCACATTTACGACGCACAGGGGCATTTCATCGGCATCACCGCCGTCGCGGAGCAGCTGCGCAACGGGATGAAGGACCTCGGCGAAGAGGAGCGCAACACCGCGATGAGCACTATCTTCGGCTCGGATGCCATCCGAGCTGCGAACGTGCTCTACAACGAAGGCGGGGCGGGCATCCAGGGATGGATCGATAAGGTCAATGACGCTGGGTACGCAGCCGAGACTGCCCGCCTGAAGCAGGACAACCTGAAGGGCGACATCGAAAAGCTCGGCGGCTCCTGGGAAACCGCCATGATCAAGATCGGCTCGTCCTCTCAGGCGCCAGTCAGGTCCGTCGTCCAGCACATCACCTCACTTGTGGACAAGCTCGGCGAGCTCGGCAGCGGCACCCAGTCCATGATCATGAATTTCGCCGCGTTCGGTGGCGCCGCCCTGACCGCGGTCGGCGGGCTGATGGTGATGGCGCCGAAAATTGTCGAAATCAAGGATGCAATGAACACCCTGAACTGGACTGCAGCGGGGTTGAAGGGGAAGCTCGGCGAGGTCGCTACCGGCATGACCGGATTCGGCCGCGCCGGCCGGATGATGATCACCGCCGCCCTGATCGAGGGCGTGAAGCACTATGGCGATGAGGTGCGCCGCACCGGCGTGTCCGTAGATGAGATGTCTACGGCGCTCGCTCACGGCGGTTCCGTCATGAACAATTTGGACTTCGACAAGGGTAAGTATTCCCTGCAAGAGTACTCGCAGGCCTTGGCGGACATCAGCCGGCCTTCCGTGTGGTCTTCCGTGCAGCAGCATCTGGCGTCGTTCGCCGACGGCATCTCTGGCGCCTTCGGGGCGGACACTCGCTCTGACCTTCAGCGCACGAAAGACGCCCTCGAAACGACAGGCAAAGCCCTGTCCGGCATGAGCACGGACGACGCTGTTGCCCAGTTCAAGAAGCTGTCGTCGGAGATGACGAACGGGACGAACAAGTCGATGATCGACTTGATTAACTCCATGCCCGACTTTAAGTCGCACCTCAATGAGGTTGCAAAGCAGATGGGTCTGACCGCGGACGATAACACTCGTCTCGCTATCGCATTGGGGCAGATTGACCCGAACGCGCAGGCTGCCGCCGGCGGGACGTCCCAGCTGGACGCCGCAATTCGCAAAGCGAAGGAAGGTACTGACCAGATCGTCCCGTCCATTGAGGAGGTCATTAAGGGCATTAAGACTTACGGTGACACTGTCATTGCGAACTCGAACGCGGACATCAAATTCCAGGAGGCGCTCAAGAACGTCAATGACGCCGTCAAGGAGAACGGGGCCACCCTGGACATCACCACGGAGAAGGGGCGCAAGAATCAGTCCGCCCTGAACGACTTGGCGTCCGCGACGTTCGCGCAGGTGCAGGCCGCTCAGGCCGCCGGCGCAGGACAGGACGAGCTGCAATCTAAGATGCAGACCGGTCGGGACGCGTTCATTGAGGCGGCAGAGTCTATGGGGCTCACCGAGGATGAAGCGGTCGAGCTTGCCGATAAGTACGGGCTCATTCCCGACAAGATCAACACCGAGGTTACCGCCGACACGTCGCAGGCGACCGAAGCGGCGAACGGCGCAACCGCCGAGATTGACGGCATGACGGGCACTATCAGCATTTCCGGCGATGCCGCACAGGCCGACTATACGCTGACCGTGACCGCCGACTCGATCAATGGCACGACGGGTGTTGTCGACATAGACGCGGACAACGATCAGGGGCTGGCCGGCTTGCAGGAGACCGTGCAGACAATCGACAACAGTGACGGCACTGTGTCCATTCTGGGTGACGCCACCGGGGCTCGATGGGAGAAGGATTCCGTTCACACGGAGATCGATAACACCACTGGCACGGTCACTATTAGCGGCAACGACCAGGCCAGCGGCAAAGTCCGCACGGTCAAGTACAACATTGACCAGCTCCACGACAAGGAGATAAGCATCACCACGCGGATCAAACAAATTTTCACGTCTGTCGGCCACTGGATCGGCGACCACATGCCGAAAGGCTCCTGGCTGCGCGCCGACGGCGGTCCCATCACCCCGATCAGGGGGTACGCAAACGCCGGCGCCGTGCACGGCCCCGGCGGCGGCCGAGATGACTGGATCCCCGCATGGCTGTCGAACGGGGAGCACGTCCTCACTGCAGCTGAAGTTGCGGCCGCCGGCGGCCAGGATGCCGTGTACCGGCTGCGGAAACTGATCCGCGATGGCGATATCCGCAACTACATGGAGGCGCGGCGCTTCGCGGACGGTGGCGCACTGTCCGCGGCCGCACCATCAATCGGAGGTGCCGGTGGCGTGTCGGTGAAGCAACTCCGCAAGGCCATGGATGGGATGAACCTGGAACTCACCGTGGACGGGCAGACTACCCTTACCACCAGGATGAAGTCCGTGGCAGACGGGCGCATCGTCACCGCGAACCGGATGATGGGAAGATGACCGCATGGCAACGATGAAAGCTTTCACGGCGCGACACACGGGAATGCTGTCTCTGCAGCCGAACCCGTCGCCCGAAGGGGCGGCCGCGATCCCCGTATATGTGAAGTCCGACAATGACCGGGTGCTCATCTGGCATCCGACTGACGCTGAGTGCATCAGCGACCCGCTGGCGCCGATCGGTGAAGAGACTACGTACACGCAGGCTGGCGCGTCAGACACGACGGCGGTGCGCACGTCTATCGGGGCTGACATCATCTCCGACGAGACCGGCCATGTCGCCGTCAAAGGGCGCATCGTCGAGGCGAACGAGGAATCGTTCTCTGCTGGTTTGACAACCTTGTCTACGTCGGCGGGCACTCTTGATCGGTGGGGCCAGTCCGCAGAACCGCTGTCATACACGATCACGTACCGGACGAAGGGTAGGGCCGACTACGAGACGCTTCGTGCGCTGACGCAACGCCCCGGCTACCTGATCGTCGCCCATGACGGCGACGCATGCAGGATCCCGTCGTGCACGATCCGCCCGATCCGTGTGGTCGCCGTTCAGAAGGCAACCGCCCAGCAGACCGAGTCGAGGTTGACCGGCACCGTCCAGTGGGAACTGTCCGTCACGGAACGGCCGTCAGAAATGGTCCGCCACACCGAGCAGTGGCTCGGCATGTACGGCACCAGAATGGGTTCGTGGGCGCCGTGCGTCACCTGGGGTGAATGGTTGGACTGGGAAGCGAAGCTCCAGGCTGGCGACGTGAAACGGGACGTCACATACCTGTGGGGCGGTACCACGCACCCGGAGGACGACAAGCTGCTCGGCGGCGACATCTCGGAGAACTGGTCCCCGCATGGCCGGCCTACCCGAGGCGGAGGCGTTCGCACTGTCACGCCGACGGCGGGCACGTCCAGCTTCCGGCAGGTTCCGGTCGGCCACACCGTAGAAGTGTCTGCGTACGTGCGGCGCATCGGCAGCGACCCCGACCTATCGAACGTTTCGGTTGGCCTATGGCTGTCGAACGGCAGAGGCTCCGACTCTACGAAACGCTCGTTCGACCACCCGGACCGGCAGGTGCGCGGCAAGCCGGACGCCAACAGGTGGGTACTCATGAGAGCGACGACCACGATCCAGGCCGGCGCGGACTGGATCGCCCCGTGCCTGCTCCTCGACGGCACGCCGCTGCCAACGGTCGAGTTCGCCGAGGTTGGTGTCGCAGACCTGTCGTCGTCCGACATTCCGGACATCACCGCACGCACGTACAACGATGTGTGCCGCTACGTGGCGGGGATGCCGTCATGAGGCCCGGCCCCAGCTTGTTCGACATGGCCCGGCCGGCCCGGTGGCGTGTCCGCGTTGACGTCCGCTACGGCGGGAAGATTGAGTGGCGGGACTTGCCCGTCTACAACGTGCAGCTGGACTGGGGGAAGCTCGGCACGAAGGCCGACTCGAACCCGTCCGCACCGGCCAGGCTTACACTGAATGCGCCCAGGCAGTTGGCGGCGAAGGATCCGACGGACCCGCTGGCGAACTATGGGCAGGAGTTGTGTCCCGTTCTGGAGATCCGCCCTCGCGAAGGTGAGGGGTGGGACGTTCCGTTCGGGCACTTCCGCATCACGGAGTCGCCCGCAAACCCGGAGGAGGCAACCGTATCCGCGAGGGATATGCTCCTGGACCTGGAAGAGAATCCGCTTCCTTTCCCTCACTCGCCGTGGCTGGGCGGCACTCTGCTGTCGGAGATGCGTCGACTGAACCCGGTCCCTGAGCACACCTATATTTGGGTGGACCCGAAGGTGCGTAACGCCGCACCGATGGCGTCCTTGCAGATGCCGCCGAATCGGCTGGCGTCAGTGATCATGCTTGCGGACTCGTGCGGCGCTGACGTGCGCATGGGGTACGGGGGGAAGATTGAGGCGTACGCGCGTCGGGCGGACTGGCAGACGCCCGATGAGACGTATCCTCTGTCGTCCGGGTTGCTCGTGGATGCCCAGCGGACGGAGGACCCGTCCGGCAGGCTGCCGAACATGATTGAGATTAACGCCAAGGGGGACGGGACGAAGTCGTACTCCCTGTCCGGGAATAAGTCCTGGGCCGACGCGATCAAACGGTCCGACCACGACACTGAGGTTGACGAGGCACTGAACCTTCTGTGGGAGAGTAAACCCACGACGTCGGCGTGGGGGCAGAAGGATGAGTTGTACCAGAACGCGAAGAACACGGCGTGGCAGTGGAGGCATAACCTCTGGCCAGGTTGGGAGCGCGAGACTGACGACAAAGGGAAGACAACCGGGTGGAAGTCGAGCTATACGTATGATTTCCACATTGGCATGCAGTACTACGGCGCCCCGTATGACCCGAAGCACTACGGTCGGGTGACGAAGGTTACCGACCTGTCGTCAGATAAGTCCTGGTCGAAGATGGTCGAGCAGGCGAACAACGACGCCTTCCACGCCCGCGACAGGCTCCCGTCCTGGAAGGTAGAGATGGCTTTCGACCCGCGCATCGAGATCGGCGACCTCCTCGCCTTCGAGATCAAGGAAGGAGAGTGGATTGCTATCATTGTCACGAGCTACTCGTGCTCACTGTCCGATGTGTCGCGCACGATGACAGTGATAGGACGGGAGGCTCGCCGCCACCTGTAGGGGAGGAGACCGCATGAGTGATAGCAGCCTGTACCTGGCACTTCGCGAGGGCAGCCAGGCGTCCCAGCGTCGCGACACGACGATCCGCTGGGTGAAAGGCCGTGTTGTCGACACGGCAAAGACTGACCCGACCCTGCCGGCCGGGTGGGTGCGTGTTGGCATGCCGTACGACAAGCCCGAAACCTATGTGGCTGGGGAGACGCCCGGCCTGTACACGTGGCAGGGCGCTATGGTAACCGTCCGCCTACACCCGGACGGGACGCTCCTGTCGATCACTGACGGGCAGGATGCGCCCGGGGATGAGCGCACCCAGATTGAGCGCCTCGGGCCGGCCGGCAGGGAGATCGCCGACGCCATGAATGACGCGGTGGACGCGAAGAAAGCCGCCGCGGAGGTGAAGACTCGCGCTGACAACGCGGCGAAGGATGCTGCTGCTGCGGCCCGCGACGCGCAGACGGCACGGGCGAAAGCCGAGGCTGCCGCCGCCTCTGTCGGCACCGTGCAGGACGGTATGAAGGGCTTGGAAGGGCGCATCACCGCCGCGGACAAGGCTGCGAAGGACGCTGCTTCCGTGGCGGACGCCGCCAAGACCACCGCCCAGCAGGCCGCCGAAACGGCGAAGCGCGCCGAGGACGCGATCAAGAACTCTGGTGACAACGCGAAGGCCGTGGCGCTCGCCGAGGAGGCGAAGTCCCTAGCGCAGGCCGCGCAGACGCTCGCCGGGCAGGCGAACACGAAGGCACGGGACGCGGCGTCTGCTGCCGCGACTGCCACGCAGAAGGCTGCCGACGCCGATACGGCGGCGAAGAAAGCTGACGCGAATGCCACGGCGGTGAAGGCTGTGGCGGATGGGGCGTCGGCCGCCGCGAAGGCCGCACAGGCCGACGCACAGAAAGCGCAGGCCGACTACTCGACATTGAAGGCGAAGCAGGACGCCTCCGCGCAGGACATCGCCGCCGCGAAGCAGAAGGCCGATGGCGCAGCCGCTGCGGCGCAGGGCGCCGCCGAGAAGGCCGACAAGGCGGCGGCTGACGCGCTCGGCGCCCGCAATGCCGCCGACCAGGCATCCGCGAAGATGTCCTCCCTGGACGGAAAGGTGACGATCGCGGCCCGCTCCCCGCTGCCCACTGACGGGCAGGGCAAGGCTGCCGGCTCACTGTGGTGGGTGCAGGGAGCCGACGGCAAGCTCGGCCAAGCGTTCGTGTGGAACGGCGCCGTGTGGAGACTGTCTCAAGCCGGCACGAACTTCGTCGGCGACAAAGCAATCGGCAGCGCGCAGATCGGTGACGCTGCGATCGGCAGCGCGCAAATCGCCGACGCGTCCATCACCGACGCGAAGATTGGCGGCCTGTCGGTGTCGAAGCTCATGGTTGTTGGCGGCGCGAAGATGCCGCAGGCCGTGATTGACGTGATCACGTCCGACTCGGCGTTCCTGGGGGCGGTGGCCGCGCATTCCGTGTCGGTGGACCCGGAGAACATGGTGCGGGAGCCGCTGTTCTCGTCTTCGCCGTCTTCTGTGTGGACAGCGTCAGACGCGAAGGCGGTCACGCTGGCAGCTACCGTGACCGGCGCGCCGGGCGCGTTGGTGACGGGCGTCCGGTTTGCGGCCCCCGCGGGCGCGCAGACGTGGGCACAGGCAACACAGAAGATCACTTTCCCCGCGGGGAAGCGTTGGGTGCTGCGGATGACGTACCGGTACAACAGCGGCAACACTGGCACGCTGGTGGCGACCGCCGCCGCGAAGGAAATCTGCCGCCCCGTGTACAAGACCAACGATTACGGTTGGCGGACTGAGGAGTGGTCATGGGCGCCGGATGCTGGTGTCACGTCGACCATGTTCCAACTGTCTGCGACGGCTGGCTGCCGCGCCGAGGTGGCGTTTGTGTCGCTGACGGAGGCTGTGGGTGCCACGAAGCTTGCCCCCGGCAGTGTCACGTCGGACGCGATTTACGCGTCTAAGGAGCTGTGGGCGAAGCTGGCCGCGTTCGCGTCCGTGACCACGGACATGCTGACGGCGGGTAAGGCGACTATCACCGGTTCCGCGGTGGTCGGCGAACTGAAGGGCAACAAAATCTGGGGCTCGCAGATCATCGGGGCGCAGTTGTCCACATTCCTCGAGTCCGCCGAGTCTGTCAACAAAAAGCATCCCCGGTGGGATGCGTCTGACGGGGACTCGGCCGAGTTCATCGACCAGTGGATCGACCTATCGGCGACGTGGGTGAACCAGTACAGCACTGACAGCGACGGCAAGTGCACGATTGAATCCGCCAAGCCGCGGGAGGTGCACGGGAGGTTCAAATCGGACCTGGACTTCTCGTACGGCGCATGCTGGGAGATTAATTTCACTCTTCCGTCCGGGAACGTGTTCGACCCGGTGCTCTCGTTCAAGGCATACCACTGGGACGAAGTTAATAATAGAGACGGGAACACCGAGCTGCAGTTCAATTTGCTGCGCGACGGGAAGTTTATGGCCAGGGACAGGTCGATCCACGGCTACCAGCACATCTGGCTCGGGCAGTGGCCGGAGGAGCGGACCGGAACCCGCGAGTACTTCCTCCGGATCTTCCCTTTGTACTCCCCCACGAACATGTACATCGAGAACATGAAGCTGTCGTACCGGCGGGGGTTTGACACTACGGCCGTGAACATGAGTAACGGCTCCTTGACTCTCCGGCGGGTAGACGTGGACTCGAACCGGTCGAACCGATTGACGATGGCTGTCGGCGGCTTGTACGCGTCTCAGTCGGATTCGCTCGAGTATCAGAAGCCACTGCGCACGCTGGTGATGCCGCCGCACTTCATTGGAACATCCGACCAGGTGCGTCACTTGTCGTGGCTTAACTGGGAATGGTGGCCGGGGAAGCTGAACAACCCTCGTACGTGGCTTCAGATCGATGCTCAGGATTGGTGGACGGACGACCAGGGTATTCCAAGCACCTATTACAACGGCTTGTACTGGATCGCAGCGACAGCGTATGTCGATAACACGTACGCGTCTAAGTGGGTGACTGCGTCGTTGCAGCTGTCGCCGTCGTCTAACTGGAACTTGGCGTTGGGCGGCACCGCCATGGTGGAGCCGGGAGCGACGGGAATAGCCCTGTCCTGCGCGGGGATGGTGCAGATGCGGACGTCGAGCAGGCTGGTCTGGAGGTTCGCGATTAAGTCTCCCGGCGCGAACGATGGCGCCTTGGGGAACCTGATCTTCAGGCGCTTCCGCCTGTCGGCCATGTACATCACGAACTGAGTAGGATGAGACTATGAGTACTACCCGTTGGGATGGGGCGAAGGTCCCGACCGCGTCCGATCCGATCCTGTCCGCGTGGGGCGACTACGCCGACAGTGTTGGTACGTTCATCCGGTGCGCGTCGCAGGCGGAGGCGCAGGCCCGCCTGTCGCAGGCGCCCGCTGGTGTCGTGTCGACCGCTCACCCAGCCATGTTCCTGATCGCTGGAGTGCTGTACTCGGCGGACGGGACGCGGTCCGGCAACCAATTCGTGCTGCAGCCCGTGGCTGGTTTCTGCGACGTGCTGGTCGACAAGACTGACGCCAGCAACGGGCGCGGGCGGCCAACGTCGGACCACACGACACGCCGGTGGGCAGAGACCAGCTTCAACCTGCCGATCCGCAGCCTCCTGGAGTTCAGTTTGGACGTGTGTGTCAGCATCGTCCACAGCGACTTCCAGAGCGAGGCCGACAAGGACAAGGCGAACGGCTCCTACTACTTCGGGTTCATCCTGGACAATGCCGGCCTATGGCAGACAGAGATCCAGTACAACCGGACGTTCATGACTCACCACCTGTCATGGAAGCAGGAGGTGCCGGCAGGCACGCACAGTGCGGCGTACTCGACGTGCGGCTCGTATGGCACGGACCCGTTCTGGCATTACGACGGCGGCGTGTACCCGGGCACGAGGTTCCGGGTGATCAGTCTCGGCGCCGCCCGCTAGCACTGTCTGTTACCTGCCGTACCTGTGAGATCATGGGTGCGGCAGGCAACTACTACTCACCAAAGAGGGGTGTTTCGTGTGGCCACCATGGGTCCCACAGAGGAGAGGACGCGGCGGGCTGAGGCTCTGCGCGGCTGCGTGATTGCGTCCGCGAACGGCGCACCGGACGGGAAGCTGTGGGCGCAGCGGGCCAAGCAGCTCGGCGTCACGCACATGAGGGTCACCGACCTGTTCGGCGACTCCACTTCGCAGGCATTGCACAACGGCGGCGACAAGCTCGGCGAGCTGGACGCGAAGGTGCGATGGGCTAGGGATGCGAACGTTCGCTTCTGGTTGGACCTGTCCTACGTGCGGAACCTGTTTATCAAGGAGAAGGTGAACCCGTACTACCTGGACTGGCGGGACTGGCTGCCCTACTTCCGTGAGGTGCTGTGCCGGAACTTCCCCGACACGGGCATCCGTTATGAGGACTACCCGACCGTGGATTGTGTCGCCCTGGCGGGGGAGCCAATGGTCTTATGGGGCAATGACAACCCGGTTCAACAGGCCGGATCTGCAGACCAGTACGTGTGGTCGCTTCTGCAGCAGGTGGAGGCTGTCCGCCGGCTCGGCTATGACGGCCCCGTCGCGGCCGGCGGTTTCA